CCCTCCGGTGGGATATTACACCTATTAAATTCAGAAGCAATAACTAATAACGATTCTGAAAATTACCCTATATCCTTTGTAGGAAAATTAAATGATGATAACCTAGGTTCACCTAAACTATATGCAACATATAGTACTAGATTCGGTTCTTTTATGTGGAGGTATTCATACCTTGAAGATGGTAGTATATACTATCAGGATGAAATAGGTGATAGAATAACTAATACTGCTAAGACATCTATACTTGGTATTACTGGTCTAGATTTATATAGAGATAAAAAAGGTAATATTAGAGCCTGTCTTACTGGTGTAAGAATTGATGGTAATGGACAAACTATCGCTTTAGGTGATGATAACTCAGTTTCTGATACAAAATTACGGGAGGGTTCTCCTGAAACTAGGGGTCCAATGCCCGTATTGGGTAGTAATTTCTATGATACAACTTTGATTCCTAGAAACTGTGATAACGCAAATCATAGTCAAGATTCTAGTAGTATTGCGAATAATGACCACGATAATTACAGAGAAAAATACTGGGGTAGGTTATTGGCCCAAGACAGCGATGACGATAATATTTTCTATGTAGATAAGATGTTCTTTGAAGCAAATGACCCCAAAGCAATAAATACTTTTTTGTTTGCATTGGGTGATATTTATCCTGATAGTATGACTAGACCTAATCATATAGGTTACCCTGCAGCCTCACGGTCTTTTACAGATTACTCTCTAATTTTTAAAGCCAGCGGTACTACGGTAGCAGGGATAGAGCATGATAAATATGTCGGACAATTAACATCTAAAAGACAAAATGATGCCTCTTATGATATTTTACCAGTCAACACAAGTTCTATTTCACCTAATACTATGAAAAGATTTGGAGTAGTTAGGTTGGTAGAGATGACTATGGATTGGCATTTTAATAATGTTGATGTAGAAAATAAAACTGATATAAATAATTATACTGCGATGCTAGATGTTCATAATAAAAAATTCCAATTGCATAATGAATTATTTAGTGCAAATGACCACCAAGTTAAATTTCATACTGCAGTATTAAATCTTGGAGCAGAATTAACTAATGGTGCTAGTAGTGTGACTTTAAATGCATCTCCAGCGGCTACAGGTGGAAGGTCTAGTTCAGGATTAACAAGTTTACCTACTAATTATATAAATACTAGCGCAACAGTTACTGCTGTATCTGGTAATGTAATAACAATCAGTAATGGTGCTTACGGTAATGCTAGTCACTTTCACGAAGGTATGATTATTGCTAGAATTGGTAATACTGCTACGTCTGTAACTAACGAAGATAGACAATATGCTATGATAGAGAGCGCAGCAGATAATAGTTCAAATGTAGAAATTACTCTTAAATCCGCAAGTAGTAGCGAAAATGGTCCTAACGTTCCTGAGTATGGAAAGTTATTTGACCATGCTTTGATTAACCATTCACCTGCTGACCCAAGTGTTTCTGGTGGAGATATTATACAAATAGTACCTATTGAAATTTACGCTGACCCTCTTACGGGTTCTTCTGCTACAAGTCCTAATAGAGTTTTTATAGGCACAGTTAGTGCCATAAGTGGGGCTACTATAACTTTAGGTTCTAACTATAGTGGTCCTACTATTGCTAATGGAACTGAAGTATATTTTAGCGTTGGGCCAGATTCAGTTCATCAAAGTGGGACACCTATAAATATTAAACATGATTTTAATGTAAAAATACAAGAATTCAATTCACATATTATTAGTGGTAGCGTCCAGTTTCCTTGGTTTGTAACTAATAACAATGCTGGATATAACCACAATAAAGAATTAATACATAATCAACTAATAAGTCCTTTATACTTAGGTAACACAAATACTAATGTTATTGCCTCGGACTATGGGCCTCTGGATGTAAATAAGGGATATTCCCCATTTAAATCTAGTATTCAAGGATTAATTAGAAGTAGTTCTAGAGTTATTAATGAAATGTTAGTACAAGATAGTTTTACGCAAACAAACACTAGTAATACTTCCCGTCTAACGGAAGTAGAAGTTTCTGGTGGTTCTAAGATTAGAAATAATATGATAGGTTTAATTACTAGAGGTTACAAACCGAATGCGTTTTTTGAAAATACGATGCTAAATGCTAAAAGGTCTAAAGATGTTATATTAGATTACCCATCAAATTCTTCAGATAACACAATGAATGTTAGAACTACAGGGGTTGGGTATGCTAGTGAATTTCAGGCTGGTGCTTATCTTAACACTAAAATAGGTGTTGATTCAGATGATTTAGAAAATATAGATAAATTTGAGGCCATATATTTTCACCCAAGAAATGATGAAGATGGTGGTGGTGCTTCCGACGAATTTATTAGATTGTTAAGTAATAAGTTTAGAAGTAGTTTTGCTAGTGTAATTGCAGATGCTGCGATTCTTGTAGATGATATGGCTAACGCACAATATGGTTCAGGTAGTGTTAACTTTACAGTGGGTGATGCTTTCTTATTAGGTATGCGGGCTGACTATATTATAGCAACTACCGGTATGACTTTCCCAATTGTTAATTTAAGTTATCCTAAAGGTGATGGTGATAATTACTTTTATAGCACTTCTTACGGCCAAGCATATTTAGGTTCTGCTCAAACTGCTCATAGTGGAACTTCTTCGGATAACCCATACGCTGCTTTGAAGTTTGACGAATTAAGTAGATACATAAATAGTAATAAATTACAGGACGAAGGTACAGGAGAGTTAAATTCATATTTAGGATTAACTAAGGCGGGTAACGGTATTGAAGAAAAATCATCAAGTCCGGTGCAAGACCAAAGATTCAATGAAACCTCAATTACCGGAGCAGAAGTATACTATAAACCGGTTGTAAATTTACAGGCTGATGATGTAGGTATTGGTGGAACAATAGATATTCATGCTCAGAAAAGACGAAGGATTACTTTTAGTATTTATAATACTCCAGACAGTAATCATATTACCGAACTAATTGAAAATAAAAGTTATGCAAATGACGGAGATGATAGACAATTACATAGATGGATTCATTTCTGTCCTGACCTTACGGGTTATTATTTAGTTAGTGAAGAAGGCAAAACGTTTGCTAATGCCTCTACATCCAATAGAGCAATTAATAATACTGTTCCCACATTTATACATAAAATTATATCTCATACTATAGAGAAACAATTATCTGAAACAAGTAACACAGAATACTTTAAACACGTAATTGAAATAGATAATGCTAATACTTATAGCACAGGGTTTTATCGAGTTATGAGAATATCACAAGATACATTCTATGACTTTACCCCGTCAGAAATTAACCTGTTAACACTATCTAATTCTTATTCTAAAGTAACAGGTAGCGATAAATGTTATGGGCCTATTAATAGGTTTAACTATTATGATGCTGGGTTTGATGCCAGTGTAGATACTATGTATAATGAGGGTTTACTATCTATGTTTATGCCTATTAATATAGATGTAATTGACGGAGGCTTCGTAGATATTAGAAGTGCACAACATTTCGCTACTGCTACTAATTCACCTGAAACAGTTAATGGTGTAGCAAATGTTACAAAACCAAGATTTGTAGATAATACAACATATCAAATGTCTATTACCGATGGGCACTCTAGATATAGTTCAGGGGTTAAAGTAGCAAGAGCGAACACCACCCCAGTTGTATATAGATTAGAAATGTCTAATATTAAAGCAATGGGTGGTGTAGTATCTTTTGGGGAGATTTTTACTTTGTCTACTTTTAATAAACCTAAATTTAATGGTAAGCGATGTTCCATAGGTACTAATTTCCAAGTAGTAGATGAGGCAGAACAAGTAATTAATGATTTAATAGAAAATACAGATATAACATATACTCAAACAACAGATACTGCAAAGTACTATGAAGCGTTTAATGTGCAAGGTTTAGACAGTTTTAGTGCTGTGAATTTTGTCGCATCTCTCAAAAATAGAAAATTAATAGTAGACGGTAAAACCGTTCAATTAGTTAAGGATATTGAAGATGAAGATTATACTAATATTGAATTTAATGAATTTGATGCAGACAATAGAATAGGACAAATATCTAGAGATAATAACTTATTTGATTTCTTTAATCAAATTACAGTGTATGGTGACGGTGTTAAGAGCACAGTAAGAGATTATAATTCTGTAAAGAAAGATGGGTTAAAAGAATTAGAAGAGGTTGACTTAACTATAGTCACAGAAGAAGCATGTAAAAGAAAGGCTATGAATCTATTACGAGTTCACTCGGAATCTAGTCCAGCAATATCTTTTAAGGTGTTATATGAACAATGCCCATACTTAAGACCCGGACAAATAATTAATATTAATTACCCATCAGAAAAAATAGCAAGGGGTGAGTATATCGTATTGGAAATTAACTATGAAATAGGAGGATTTATGGATGTTAAAGTAGGTAAATATGCTAAGAATCTAACAAACCGCATTGCAGAATTATTAGTACAGGGTAAAAGGGTAGATGCTGCTTTACGTGGTGACCGATATAAAACCACGACTCCTAGCAGTTTTATACAAGAAGAAGTTGCGCTTAGAGCAGTTAAACTTAAAGTACAGTATACTACTGCTACAAGTACAGTAGCAAATGTATTTGGATTTACGACCATATTTGGTGTTGATACAACACTAGGAATAACGGTCCCAACAGGAGAGTCAACACAAAACTTGGAGTATGATTTACTATGATAACAGAACTAGCAAGACAAGCACTTAGGGATTTTGTACAAGATAATTTTTTAGGATATAAAATAGGCACAGGTGGAGATAGTTCCAACCCAAATGCTACAAACTTAGATGCACCGCTTAGTGTAGGGGGTACAGAACTTCAAACTAGTGGAATAACTATAACCACTTCAGGTATTTCGTCAATTGATTTCACAATAACTTTAAGTGCTAGTTCCTATGTAGGAGAAGTAATAAGAGAGGTTGGTATTTTTAATACCGCAACAGATATTACAATTGATGGAACAACCTACGCGGCTGGTGCAATAATGTTAGTGAGAGTCCCTTTTGATGGTATTGGACCTATTACTTCTAGTGATAATATAGAATTAGTTGTTTCAGTGGACGTGGTATAATGGTAGCAAACGAAGGGAAAATTACTACATTTGGGACTACAGGAACTCTTGGTGGTTTAGTAGACGGTACCGATACTATTCATACCGGTGTTGCTAAAACATTATTTGCTATTGCTTCTGGTTGTCGTGTTGTTAGTAGTGGAACTTTTACACAATCTTCTGATGATTTTGTGTTGGCTAACCCAACTACTTATAGAACACTAGGAACAAAAGTTACTTTATCTAGTAGTTCCGGACACAATACAGTTACAGTTGGTGCTGGTGATAGCACTTACGATAGATATGATTTAATATATATTGATGCTGGAAACAATAGATTAGCAATTAGTGCGGGTCAAGTTAATCCTGCTAGAATTGCAGATATAAATAATGATGATGTTCCAGTTGCTATTGTTAAAGTAGCGGCAGGTGCGGCGGCAACAAACACACATAGTTTCCAAACTTTAATGAGTGTATATAATACAGATAGTTTTGCTGGTGATGATATAGTTAGTTTAATTATAGGTGCAGATGCAGATGGTACAGATAGAACAATTACTTTTGGTCATTCAACTCTTAAAACAATTATGGGAATTGATGATAGTGCTGATAAATTTATTATTAACACTGATGCTACTTTTGATGCTACTGCCGCAAATAACTCATTAACAATTGATGCATCACATAATGTTACTATTGCTGGTGACTTAACTGTTACTGGAGGGATTATAGATAATAGTGGAAGTATTGGTTTTAATAACGGACAAAACGCAACACTTGACGTTGCTGCTACCGCACATAACGTAGCAGGTAAGAATCTAACAATTAGTGCTGGAACTACAACTGTTGGAACTACAAATGATATTGCTGGTGGTTCAGTTACTATTAAAGGTGGAGCAGGTAAAGGAACAGGAGCAGGTGGAGATATTGTTTTTCAAACTGCAAATGCTGCCGGTGGTAGTGCTCACACACCTTTAAATTCACATGCTACTGCTTTAACTCTTAGTGATGATTTATCTGCTACCTTTGGTGGGAATGTATCTTTTGCTGGAACAACTCTTACTAGCACAGGGGCTGATTTGAATATAATTTCTGCTGGTAACATGGTATTGAGAATAGATAGTAACAATGATGAAACCGGCCAATCTTTTGCTTTTCAAAATAACGCGTCTACAGAAATTGCCAATCTTAGTGAAGCAGGTAATCTACAAATAGACGGCACTTTAAATGTTGATGGGTCTGGTGCTTCAGATATTGCTGGTCCTTTATCTGCTGCTGGCTTACATACTAGCAATGCATTTACTACTGGTAGACAACTTATAAATGCTAGTGATAGTAGTTCATCTAATAGAATAGTTAGTGCTGAACATACAATGATATTTTTCCACACTGCTGATTCTAATAATAACGTTTGCACTTTACCCACAGCAGTAAATGGAACTATACAGTTTTTATTTAATGTTGATTCCGCTCATGATATTACTATAACTTCTTCACAACATATTAATGATAGTAATACTGGACATACGCTAATTCCTAGTGCTAATACTATTTCTCTAAAACCTTATCAATCTATTATTTTAAGAGGTGCAGCAGATGATAGTCCTATGAACGCAGGATATTATACGCTCGACTTTGATTCAGATACAGGGACTACCAGTGCTATTGAGCAAGGATTACATACTATTTGGGTTCCAGCCGCATCTATGTACCCTAATACTACTAGTGGTTGTGCTGCCTTAGCACAAGTAGAACTAGCAAATGGTCCCGAATTAAAATGTTTAGATTTCGACACTTCTTCAGATGAGTTTGCTCAATTTACAGTAGCGTTCCCTAAATCATGGAATGAAGGAACAATAACCTTTCAACCATTTTGGACAGTTACAGGGACAAATACAGGTACAGTTGCTTGGGAATTATCGGGTGTTGGGTTTGGTAACAGCGATGATATTAATACTGCTTTTGGAACTGCCATTTCTACTACTGCTTTAGCCCATAGCGGTACATCGAACGATATGATGGTTTCAGCAACAAGTGGTGCTGTCACAATTAGTGGTGCTTCTGTTGACAGTGTTACTTACTTTCAAATAAATAGAGATACTGGTGGGGACACCCAAACAGGTGATGCAAGATTAGTAGGCATTAAAATATATTACACAATTAACGCGGGGAATGATGCTTGAGTGGTTTTGGTTATACTGTTTTAGGATTCGGCGCTCATCCAAACAGAACAGCACCTTCTCCTTATGTTTCATTTCCATCAATTACTGGTTTAAGTATTGATACAGATTTTGCCACATTACAAATAGATGGAAGTAACTATTCTAATACAGCAGGTATGGCTGTTGGTGCAGATGAAATAGTTTGCGGGTTGGCTGGTGTTCTCAGTTTAGGTGGTAGCAACGTAAACCTATTAAGTTACAACTACGATACATCTACTACTCTTAGCACGGGAACTGGTTCACCAGCATCTATGGGTTATGCTGCTGACGCAAGTGGAAATGTTCAATCAACAGTAAGGGGAGCGTGTTTTTCTTACAATGGTGCTTATTTATATGTCGCTGGTCAGGCAGATACTAATAGGGTAATTAGATTTGACCTCGGAACTCCTTATGATTTAAGTACTGTAACTAGTAATAGTAACAGTGCTCAATTGGGTTCTGCTATGAATAGTTTACAGGGTATTGCTATTTTAGGTGACGGAACTAAATTTTATGCTATGCGTTCTACTACTGGTGCAGTTGGTCGAACTATCGAATATTCTATGTCTACACCTTATGATTTATCTACACTTTCTGTAACTAGAACAGTTGATGCTGCATATACTGGTAACGTATCGGGAGGCTTTTGCATGGATATTGCTATTGCTCCAGATGGTAGTAGTTTTATTGTAGGTAGTGTTGGTGGTTCAGGCGGAGCAGGTTATTCAACCATATTAGACCAATGGTCAATTACTAATGGTGATATATCTCCTATCTCTGGCACAAGTGGTAGAGTATCTGCTAACTTCAGTAAGAACCTTAGTAATACTTATGACGCAGTTGGTGATGATGCCGATACATACTCACAGGCATTTAACTTTAATAATACTGGAACCGCACTACTTCTTGCAGCAGTTCATGAAGATGACGGACCTTCAGGAACATCTAATCAATGGCATGTTACTAGATGGACATGATTTATATAACAGTAAGTGGATGGTTTAAGTAATGTCGCTAGAAGATGCTCTAAACGGCGATTTAGATGAAAAGATTAATTGGTTAATTTCTAATCAAGTAAGTACAACTAAAGACATTGAAGCAATTAAAAACAACCACCTTTCCCATATTGAAACTGATATGGCTGCGCTAAAACAACGTATATGGTGGATGACGGCATTTATTATTTCAGTAGTTACAGGGCAGAATGTGATGTTATGAGTTGGGAAAATACAATTAAGGCTCCACCACCTAGACCATCAGATAAAGATATACCAAAAAAAAGTAGGTATTTCGGTCCTAGATGGCTCAAGACGAAAACCGAGAGTGTTCGTGAAGCCGGATTCCACGCGGCAATTGATATATCCCCTATACATTCTAATTTTGACGCGTTTATAGTAAACGTTACCGATTTTTATATTTTTGAGGATTTAAGTGCTCTTAACATAGAAGATATTAAAAGGCGATTAGAAGCAGATGTTGGAGAAGGTAAACTTACCATTGAGGGCGATGAGTTATTGACCGAATCGGGCTATTTAGCATCAGAAGTGTATGAAGTTTATGACCAAATGTTAGACGACATATATGATGATTTTGAAGTTTGGGACGCATATGGTGGGTGGAAAATGTTTAACAAGAAATATCACACACCACATCCTGACTCTAATCGTAACCTCCATAAAATGAGACCTCGTTTTGGTGGTGATTTATATATAATAGCACAAGAAGTTGAGGATTGGAAGCAAGATGCTCAAGAGTTAATGAATAGTAAATATCCCGCTATGAACGTTAGAATTAGAACTACAGTAACTAATTTACTTAACGGTTTACAACAATTAAAACCAAAAACTATACAAGTTCTTAACCCGTCGAATATGTGGTATTGGAAATGATAATTTGAATAACTCTCGTAAAATTCGAATTAGAAAATGGTTTAGAGATTTAAAAGATACACTATCTTGTGAAATATGTGGGGAAAACCACCCTTCTTGTCTAGAATTTCACCATTTACGTAAAAAAGATAATATAATTTCTAAAATGGTTGTTTCAGGCTATGCAATTGACTCAATTCAAAAAGAAATGGCTAAATGTCAGGTAGTTTGTGCTAATTGTCACCGAAAAATACATTATTTAGACGAAAAAAAATAATTTAGTTGTAAAAAAGTTACATGAAACAAAAAAAATAAAAAAAAGTTGGACCCGACCCCGAATTGGGGCCGAGTCCGTAATTTTTACCAGTCAATTTCGACTGACTCTACAGAATCTTCTTCTTCGTCATAAAACTTAATAATTCCGTTATCCTGACCATATTTCCATAGGTCATAAGTTAACTTTGTGTCGCTTAAACAGTATTTTAGAACTTCTTCAAATTCCCCTGCTCTCCACTTAACAACTGCATCTGTTCCTGCCATTAATTTACCAGTATCTAGTGTGCATCTAACGGTATTATCTAGGTGAATGCGTCTTCCGGTTGCTTTACTCAAAAGGGCAGATGTATCAATACACCTTTCTTCTTTTTCTTGTAAATACTTTCTTACAATATAAATATCCATTGAGTCCCTAAGAACTGGAAGGTCGAACACATTAATATTATGTCCTAGTAACTTCCCACCCTTTTGAAAATGGTCGTCTAAATCATACTTTAGTTGCTTTAGGGGTTTCCATTGAACACCTTCACTCTTACAGAAAGCGGAGTCACCCCCACTATCAGAATACAACATAGCATTATTTCCATCCCATGTTGCTACACACGCTACCTTAAATAAATGGGGGTTTCCCCAACCACCAATTTCATGACTTAAATTCTTTGTTTCTATATCTATTGATAATACATTATTCATATTACTCCCTCAATTTTACATACGATTTTTTATTTCTCTTTTCTTCAAAAAGGTGTGCTACTTCCGGCCATGTTCTATAAAACTTACTTGGTGCACAACTTTCATACTTTGCATACTTTGCCACCATTGTTGTTTTTGCGACCCAACCGTCGTCCCCACCAACTCTTACCTTTTTACATTGTGCATAAACCGCCCTATAAACCTTTTCAGTTTGGTTACCAATACGTTTCTTAGGCTTTGATTTAAGTTTATCCGAGAACCAATTAGTAATTGAGTCAAAACTTTCGTCTGTTAACTGCCTACCCATGTCAATGTGTCTAGGTAATATAATGTGACTTCTTTCAGATACAGCACAGAGCGCAGCGGATATAGCAATGTTGTTAATAATATTCATTAAGAAAGTATTTAATGCTTCAAACACTTGGTCTTCAATGCCTTCCATATACTTCCGCATACCTTTGTGTACAATTTTTAACTTACTCTGAGCATCAGGACTCCATACTATAACTCTACGTTTATCACCATTAACTTCCGCAAGCCTATTCTGCGCCCAACGGAATGTTCCATATAACATTTCTGAGAACTCCTCAAAATATTGCTCATTATTATTTTCATCACCATCAACTATCATACCAATACTATCAATATACTGTTCTTCCATTTGCTGTTTTAGTGATTCTGGAACTTCACGGACATACAACCACATACGTTGGAATACACCCTTCGTTAGAATTACTCTTTCAAGTCCTTCTGGTGGTAGAGTAGTGGCCCATAATGACCTTTGGGAATCTACTACTAAGTCCTTACCCCATTCAGTGAGTCGCTTTTTAATAAGGTGAGTATCTGAATCCAAACGATTCATAAACTTCTGAAATAACATTACAGTTTCGGACTTATGTTGAGTTTCTTTAAATATACCCGAATGTTCAAATTCATCGAAAGCGATAACACCACTTCCATATAAACTACCATAAATAGGAATGTCTGTAACTTCGGGAATATTATAATCTTCATCATCACGCGCTTGGACGCGGTCATAATCTGGATTAGGTTGATTCACCTTCAGTGTTCCCAATAAACCTTGGTCTGTAAAACTATCAGGGTTTTGTAAGTTAAACTCTTTTACTCCACTTAACGGGAGTGTGGGTTCTTGTAGGGTAGCACCATGATTATTAACTAATTCAAAGGTGCGTTGCCATACAGGTGAGAGGAAATCAAACATTGTTGTTTTTCCTGACCTTGCTGACTGAACCCAACAATAGTGAATACGTGGGTCTAACGTGAGCATTCCCACAGGTATTCTAATAGTGTCTTTTAATATTTGCCCCAATGATACAAAGTATGCCATTGTTGCCGGATATTCATTATACAATGAAAACCTTGTTACAACCTCAGTCCATCTTTGTACGTCTTCTGGTAATACTGTATGTTCACTTCTCATACTAGTATATATTTCATCCTTTTGGATGCGTTCTAATTTATCATATATTTCCCAAGCGTCTACCTCGTAATCTTGTGCCATTAATCCTTTACCTCCTTCTCTTCATTTAATGTTTTTAATATTCTATTTGCTAGCACCATACCAAAACCGTCAAGTCCAGTTATTTCTTTAACTGAAGCAGAAGACAGTTCTGCTATACTACCCCATTTGTTTAATAGTATTTTTGCTTTACTTTGTGATATTCCTTTTATTTGTGTTAACATGTCTACTCTTAAATCATCTGTTCTTTGTCTTTTTGGTAATTCTTTCTTTAATTCAAATTTTCCATCTAGGTGAGAATGCATTGATAATATACAGTGTGCCGCAATTGTTACATTGGGAACCCATAATACCTTAGCATTTGTTTTAATTTGCAGAGCACCTATGGCTCCAACAAACATTCTCTTTAATCTATTTTTCCACACCATAGAGTTATACTGTTTATTGTCTTTTCTATCTAAGTATTTTAACGCCTCTTCAAACGTACCATATATCAATACTACAGATACATCATAGTTATCTAACATATTAGATGTTTGATTAAACACCCGCTTGTTTCTAATTGATGCTAAAAAATCACCTGATGATTTAGCCTCAATTGCTACTTTAGTGTCTGCCATCATAATATAATCTCCAACTTCTAACCATTGTTTTTGATATTCGATTTTTTGTTCTTCACATAACTTCTCTACTGCACCGCTTAATATTGAATCTTCTCTACTATCTATTACTATCATTGTCCATACCTCCAACATTTACCAACGCATAAACCTTCATTAATTAATGTATTACATGAAGGAGCCATATAACGCTTATCTACAATAAACGAAACATGTTTATGTGTTTCTTGTTCGTTATAATCAATCCAAACATTTTCATTATCAGCAATTGTTGATACTTCTTTGCATATACTTGTCTTTATTGTTCTTAGTGCCGGCCCTCCAACTTTTCTAGGACTGGCAAAACTACCTGTTTCTAATACTGCCATCTCTGATAATATCTCATTATACCATTGTACAAGTAAAACTCTGGCTCTATGATTTGGATTCTCTACCATTACTGCGTTTTTAAGACAGGGTAGAATAGGTAGTTCACCCGGAGATTCCACGCTATCTATTTCAATAGGTATAGCATGGAACTCCTTAACTGCAGGCCATTGAACTAATTTATCCCCATAGTATTCAGGTTGTTGAAGACATGGCCCACTTGATGCTTGTAATATCCAGTCAATACCTTGTGTAATATCATTGGTATTAATTGGTATGCAATACCTTGCACCGACCATATTCCATGTGTTTAACACACGGCGTAGCCTAGCGGTATTAATTACCGAAGCATCAAGAGTAGTGGATTGGGCCACATCAACGCATATATCAAAGAACGCTCTTATCTGTCTGATATTATCTGCTACCTCTCCATATACGAAGATGTAGAACCCGCGCCCACTAAAGGCCATAGAATGTTTTAGGTCTTCTGATACTAACCAATGATGAACTTTTACAAGAGCATCATAGGCTTCATCTAAGTTACCATCATGAGCATCGAAGTCAAGAAAGATGCGGTCAAGAATAATTGAATGTTCAAGCCCCCTATTGTGTGTAAAGTCGTTGTAATCATATACAGAAGTATAGACACTCATCTTACCATTATAGGCTTTAACAAACTGCTCATATTCTTCTTTATTCTCAACTACTTTTCTTGATGGGTTTATTGCGCCTTTAATATGACTACCTGCCCACATCTCTCTTGGAAACTTCAATCAATCATCCCCTGTTTTTTCATATCATCTTCTGTTAATAACTTTGCATCCTTTCGGATTCTTTCCTTTAGTGACTGTATTGCAGGTATTTCTTCCACAATTTCTTCCACTACTTCTTCTACTACATCTTCTACAGATGTTTTAGTTTCAGGAGCATGACGCATAATCCCACCAATATCCACTTCGGCTTCGTCTAATACTTGACTAACCATACTTCTAATATAAATAGAAGCACTCTCAATAAATTTCTCCTTAATGAATACTTGCATTTCAGCATCAAAGAAACGATACACACTTAACAAATCTGCGTTATTAAAACATTCTACTGCCAAGTGTTCAGATATACGTTCTATATCTAATACATCTCTTACTGACCATTTCTTTTCTGCAATTAATTTCATCAAATGTTGTTCTATATCTTCCCCTTTGTAACTTTCAGGTTCACCAGAAGTCATAACCACTACCTCCACCTACTGCTTCACAATGGTCGTAATGCCCACAGTGAACACACTTTTTAATAAAGAAATCAGCAGGAAACTCATTAGCCTTGTAATGTGCAATCAATTTATCAATTGACCTTAGTACTGCCGTTGTAGTTCTCTTAGATACCTTTTCCCCATAAACATAATTTGAGGCTGGATAGAACCAACCCCAATGTGTTATATCAATATCTGGGTTTAATCCTACCTTTCTCTTTTGTTCATCGTCTGCGCATTCGTATAATAGTTTATAGAACGCCATTTCCTTTCGCATCATAGTTTTCTTTGAATCCTTCCATGCACCTGTCTTTAGTTCAAAGGGTAAATATCCCCCATCTTCTAAAAACATTCTATCAATAATACCTTGAAGGTGAACAGTTACTCCGTCATCAGTAGTAAATCTACCATCTAACATGAGTTCATTACCAACAGGTATGTAGTTATTTAGAGCCTTTTCTTCGATAGATTCCATTAATCTTTCTACATCATATGCCGCCATAGCCGTATATATCTGCTCGTATGAATCATCCTTCGCTTCTCCGTATAGGTCACGGAAATAATTAACTGCGTCCATCGGATTCTCAACTAATTTCTGCGCCTTCTTAATGTCTAAGTCATCCCAAAACTTCTCTCTAGCATCATGAATAATTGTTCCTTTAAGCATAGCATCTGATGTGGCTTGCTTAATATCATCAATATATCCATATTTGTAGTTTAATCTACAAAAACCAAAAGAACCGAGTGATGACTTAGTTATCTTAAGTATGGGTCCGTCCTCATCGTTCGGATTCCATCTATATGTATATATTCCATTTTCTGTTCTCATTCTATATTCCTTCTTATAATTTGGTTGTGGGAGCCTCAGAATCTTACTTCCGTTGCTTCCTTTGCTCTCTTTATCGAGTTCTCTTTTTTTAGCACGTCGATTAACGCGCTAGCCTCTCTACGAGTTATTCCTGCGGGAACCTCCCCACCTAACTTTTTAATATAGTTAACCTGCTTTTCAGTTGGTTCTAGACCTGCATTATCTTCTGCTACTTCTTTTGCATCTAATTTCTTTCTAATCATAGAGGCAGTAGTCAAATCATGACATGTTTTACACAATTCTATTACATTACCTCTAAGCCTAATATAGTGATGCAGTCCTTCTTCTTTACATCTATGTTGTGAAATAATGTGATGCCACTCAGTATAGCCTTCGGCTCCACATATTTGACATTCACCTGTTTTATCCCACAGTTCTCCTTCTTGTTCAAGAAGGTTATCTAATGTTTCTTGTCTAGCATCAACTGTCTGTCGTGCTTTTTCTAAGGCTTCTACGGCCTTCATAATACTCTTTCTATATGTTTTTGTTTTTCCCATATTACCACCATTCAGCAATAGTTGTTTGTGTTCCCTGTTCAGAAATATTCAACAGGTCCCATCCTAAACTGTCATAAATTAATGTTACTTTCTTAACCACCTCAGATTCGGCTAAGGATAGCCAATCCGGAGGATAGTCACTAATGACTTCATCAATACGTTTACACGCGATGTAGTCCACTTGTCTTATTCGTTCTCCGACCATAAAGGTTCTAGCCTTTTTAACGCTTCGGTTATCACAGCGGTAAAAGTAATAACTATCACCAACTGAAATAGTTCCGGTTCCGCTATTATATACTGCGACTCCGGCTACACCACCTGCTAATACTTTGTAGTCAGTTAGTTCTTGTCGTAACCTTGACCTCTTAGCAATAGTGGACATATTTACTTCACCCGACTTTAATAGGTTATACCTTTCTTTATTAAATTTAGTAACTTCATTCTCTAACTTACCTGATGCTACCATTTTTAATGTTGTTAATTGAACATTCTTAGCGAATGATGTTTCATTACTTTTCTTTGCTTCGAATCCCATCATAAAGAAATTCTCCTCATCTAAATATTCCCCATCCTTCCATGATAAATATCCGCAGTATCTATTCTTTTTCTTAGACAAGAAAAACGATTTAGCAAATTTCTCGAACTCTAGAGTTACGAAATCATTGAACACTGTTGTTTTCAAATGTGCATTTAGTTTACCACACAATTCTTGTGATTCTTCTGGATTCTTTACAAGCACAAATATTGAATCTGTATGTCCATAAATAACTTCGTAACCTAATCGTTGTGCTTCAAATGCAGCACTACGCATAGCATATCTAGCAGAAGCAGTAATAGCGGCGGCCATTTCCATATCGCCCCAACCATACCCATCTTTAGCCAATACACCATATAGAGCATTAACAACACGCTTAGTAGCCAATTGTGCTGAATCCCACATACGGCGGTCCTCATCGGACTTAGCGGCCTTTAGTTCTCTTTTGTATTCGTCTCGCATTTTCATTAGACCAATAACACATTCAGGTAAAAGTCCGAGTGGTTCTTTCTTGAACCCAACATTACATTGAGCCTCTTCTCTATTAAACTCACCAAGATTTTTAGGTGTACCAAAGTAAATATTATGGCAATCGTCGCCTCCCTTAATTTGTTTGGTTTCCCAAGAAATATTGTTCGCGGCCATCATACTTGGATAAAGCGATTTAAAATCAAATACTGCTACATCACTATGTAACCCATACGTGTTTTCAAAGTCAGGGTCCATAACGAAAGCCGCTTCATACTTCTCTTTGTTACCTTTAACACCAGTCGGTGCTTTCCATGAAGCGTGTTTCATGAAATATGCAGCACCCATTTGACTATTGTAAAATACACATTCAAAGGGGCAGATTAGTAATCTTTGTAGGGCCAAATCATTTTCACTGATACGCATCTTTTCATCCATCTCAACCATTAGTTTAACGTCAACATAGTTATATTCAAGAAACACTTCTGTATCTTCAAGCCATGCTCTTCGGAAAAACTCATCCCCTTCAAACTTTGACTTCTTGACTTTACCTCCGGCCTCTTCACCTAGTAGTGCTTTAGAACAATACTCAAGCGAAAGTGACGGAAGAGTTCCTCGTTGTGAATCAAGCCACAATCTTTCAAACCTAGTCATTAAACAATATGAAATGCGACCCTTAATAGGTTGTGCCGTATTAGTATACTGAGTTCTAGGTGCTTTACTGAGGTCAGTATATACACCTGTGACTTCGTTATAAGGACTTAACTTCCTAGCATTAATATTATTACTACACATGTTTTGAATAATGACCGGAATATCGAATCCCAATACATACCATCCAATAATCATATCTGGGTCTTGTTGAATACACTGTCTAAGGAATGCTCTCAACATAAGTTTTTCACTTT